TAGATAGCGTTCTGGGTAATGCGAACGCCTTGTGTTTCATCGGCCATTACTCTTCTACGCTAACTCCGATTGTGCCGTCTTCCATTACTTCTGCTTCTGGGTTGACAGTCTGAGCAAGGGCCAAAGCTTCTGCCTGGGTAATGATTTTAAAGTCCCAATCACTTAGTTCTTCTAGGTCAGGCTCTGCACTCAGGTATCCAAGAATCTTGCCACCTTCGGTTATAGATCCAATTGCCCATGCTCCATAAGCCTCGATGCCCTGAGCAACGATTATCTCTTCTGGGCCAGTTCCGTATTTAGGATCTAGGAAGTTTAGTTTCCAAGTTGCATACTTCACGCGATCTCCTTTTTGTAGGTAGCCACTTCTTCTACAAAAGCATCTAGGACTCCAGCTTGTTCCATAGCTTCAATGTGAGCTCCGTTGACAGATTGTCCAGACATAAGCATCGCCTTAGCTGTATTGCTTAGCCTTGCTTTCCAATACTCAGGCTGGGCTGCTTCTATCTCTGCCCTGGTGTATTTAGTTTCAAAACCGTTAAAGATTTCAACCAGATGAGCAAGCTCTCTCTTGGCCCCAACAACTGCATAAGAGGTTTGCTTTAGCCCGAGCTCAATCTCTTGAGCCTTTAGTTCATCAACTTCATCGCCGGTTGCCCTTAGCTTCTTTATTTTGGCTAATGACTTCTTCTCGGCAATTTCAGCCAATCGGAACTTATAGATCATGTCTTGAAGCTCGATAACAGTCTGGTAATACTGCATCTCTGGAGTTGCGTGTTGACCAAGAACAAAGCGTTCAATTTGAAACTTAGATCTAGGTTGTTGAACCTCTGCTATTGCTAATTCAATTTCATCGAACATCATAAAGTTTCCTCGTTCGCTAGTCCCGATACTCTTTGCCTAGCTGTGACTAACTTGTTTCCCAATGAGGTTCGAGTATCGGAAGGAAACGCAAACTTGTCCATGTGTCTAGTAACGGTTACAGGGACTCCTCCAGCGGTATACCCAGCTGATCCTTTGTTCGCTGCTCCGGCAAGGTTATTAGTTGCACTTGTAAGGCCTGTTCCAAGAGTGCTTCTTGTATCAGAAGGTAAAGCAAACTTGTCTATAACAGTTGACTTTGCAGATCCAGAAGTTTCACCTCCTGCGATATACCCTGCAGTTCCAGAATTTGAAAAGCCAGCTGTTTCTTGTTTAACAATAGAAAGGCCGGTTCCTAGGGTAGTTCTGGTATCACCAGGAAAAGCAATTTTGTCAACAGTGTTAACAAAGACTCCTGATGCTGTGCTTCCGCCTGCAAAATAACCAGCTACAGTTTTGTTTCCAAAAGCTCCGGTGAGGTTTCTAATTGAAGAAAGGGTTGCTGCCAATGTTGTTCTAGTGTCGGCAGGAAAAGCAAACTTGTTAATAGTGTTTACTCTTCCTCCAGAGGATGAACCAATGGCCACATAACCTGCAGTCCCAGAATTAGACATTCCAGAACCAGAGGAAGATATTACTGAAAGACCAATTCCAAGTGTTGTTCTCCCGTCACTTACTAAAGAAAACTTATCAACTGTTGTGACACCTGTGCCTGTTGATCCTCCTGCAACATAGCCGGCAACTCCATTATCCGCAAAGCTGGAAGTTGCCTGTCGAGCGGAGCTCAGCCCGGTCCCTAACAATACGCTGATTTCAGTTACAAAAGGAAATCTCTCGACTGAATCTAGAAGTCCAGAGTTATCTCCTCCAGAAAAATAAGCAAAGTAAGGTTCAAGACTTCCTGCGTTTGAAAGTATTCCCAATGGAACTAGCATTATGCAACCAAGTTACCGATTAGGTAATAAACTCCTGAGCCACCGAAGACAACCGAAGCTCCTCCGTATCTCTTGTTCATCTTTAGCATTGAGTCTGCAGATCGCAAAGTCACGCCTGAACCTGCTGCAAAAGTAATCTGGCCAGCGCCGTCCTGAATAAAGTCGATTCTGTCCCCAGCTTTGGTAAGCACATTGGCAATAGTGATAGTGACTGCAGTTGCAGAGGTTGTGACGATTGTGCGACCTAGGTCACCGGCAACAGTTGTGTAAGCTCCAGCCTTGGTGTCCAGTCCTCCTGGTAGAAGATCGAGCCACGCGCTTCCTGAGTAATACTGATACTTATTGCTATCTTCCAACCAGGTAACTTGGCCCTCGACTGGGATTGGTAAAGAAGCTGATCTAGCGGTTGAGTCTGCAAAAGCAATAACAACCTGGTTCATCAGGTAATCGTTGACTTCTGATGCCGGTAAAGGATCGCCGTTTACAAAGACTTTATAGGACATTTTTTATACTGCTCTCCATAATTCAAGGGTTGTGAACCAAGTGTTTACATCTATCGAGTGATTTACCCTGATGATGCTGTAGTAACCTTCAATGCTTACATTGTCAGTATTATAGCTTACCCCAACCAGCATTCCAGGCACAAAGAACGCGGATTCGGTGATGTTGCCTTTCCGGTCAATTGCCGGAGTAGTTACGCTCTCTACAAGCTTTGTGCTGGTCTGAGCGAATACAGCATTGGCCCATCGGGTCAATTCTGCGTTAGTCGTTACATTGATGACCTTATCCAAAGATGAGATTCCGTAAAGGTCTATAAGGTCCTGGTCTTTTAGTGCAACAACAGAGCCTCCGCCGTCCTTGCGAGATACTGTCAAGGAGTTGAAGATTCTATCTGCGTCTGACTTCACATTGATTTCGCTCATGCAGAGATGGTTAGGGTCTCCATGATTGTTGCCGATTGTAAAGGTGTCTTCTGAAGCAGCTCCAGCCAAAGGCCTTGGAACTATTGTTAGCTTCTCGGTAATCGGGTCTATCCAAACAATTGCAAGACCAACCTCGATGGCTTCATTCATTAGTTCGGCTGGAATGACATTGGTTAGGTCAACCTTTGGAATCTTTCCTTCTACCGGGAGAGAGAATGGAGAAAGGTCTGTTCCTAAAGAATCAGCCAGGGTCAAGAAAACTTCATAAGGAGTTGCAAAACTGGCAGGTAAAGTTGTTGTGTCAAAAGATGCAATTCTGTTATTGACTATGTTCTTGTAAAGGTCAAATGCGTTTATTGTTATTAGGTTTAGGCCAGAAGTGTAATAAGTCACTTCCATAGTGTCTATGTAGCCAATAAACAAAACTCTTGAGATGTCAGAAGTCTGAACCGATGCTCTAATCTTTGTGCTTGCCCTAATGTTTGGGTTGTTATTTGGATCAAAAGTTGAGCTTTGAATTACAAAATTTGCGGTGCTTGGTTCTGGTTCAAAGGTAGTAGCGTCATCAATTGTTCCACCAACTGAGATTTGAACTTTAACCGTTTCGCATTCAACACTTTGCCAGGCGAATGACCTAGCACTATCGCTCAGAACATCTGTGCTCCCCAATAGGGAATCTCCAAGAATGAAGATAGATCCACTACCAAGGACATCAGGGCCACCAAGCAAGCTAATGCCAAGAGTAAACAAGCCGTCCTGAGGGAGAAGCAGCTCAATCTTTAGGTCTTTGCTTATGTCGAAGTTGCTCATCGAATCAGGCTGGTTCCGCTTGCTCTGTTAGCTCTATTGATTTTGTCTGCAATTTCCTTAGCAGTAATGTTTGACCGATTGATGTTGATGGTCACATTTTGATTTGAAGTTGATTGCTGAGGTGTCGAGATTCTTCCTGGAATAACGGCTTCAGGGGCTTCGTATCCAGACAATTGAGTTAGTCCAGATACAAGTCCTTTAACTAAGTTTGAGAAGTTGCGGAAGATTGGGAAAGCATTTTCAAATGTCGAAACTATGAGATCAACAGTCTGAACAATTCCATCAAGGATTTGAGCAAGGACTGTAAAGAATTGGATAAAGCCATTAGCTTCCGGTGTTGCTGTTATTCCAAAGAGCTGACCAAGAGAGCCTGCAAGTTTCTTTAGGGATTCCTCGAGGTTGCCAAAAGCTTCTTTGACTTCGGGGCTGTCAAAAGCATCTGTAAGTGATGTAAAGAACTTTTGAATGCCTGGAAGAACCTTTACAAACCAAGTTGCAAACTTCTCTAGGAGGGGAAGAAGTATGGTTCCAACAGACTCTGAGATTTCACCGAAGACAACATTTAGCCTTTGGTATGGATCTAAGTTGGCAGCCTTTTCCGCGCTGCCTCCGAATAGCCTTTCAAGTTCAGCTAATGGGTCAGATGCTCCCTTGATTGCCGGGGCTAGTCTCTCAAGGGCTCCGGTAGTTCCATCCGGTCCAACTGCTCGAGATAGGGCCTTTACAACCACATCCAGGCTCTTGCCTGTACCTGCTGCGACATCGAGGGCCAGAGACATGAGTTCGGTTGATCTACCAACATCACCGGTTGCTCGAGCTAGTTGGGCAAAGGCTGGCCTAAGCTGATCGTCAGCTACTGCAGCCTGAACTGACATCTCAGAGATTGACTTCTCAACAGAGGCTATTTGTTTGTTGTTGGCTCCGGTGGTGTTTTGCAAAGCTGTTGCCAATAGACCTTGGCTCTTAGCGTCCTCAACTGCAGCCTTGCTTGCTTCTTTTAGTTCCCTGGCGATAAATGCAAAAGATAGACCGATACCGATTGCGCCAAAAGCTTTACCAATGCCAGAGCTAATTTTCTGGGCTGTTCCTTGAAGTCCTGAAAGCTGTTTACTAGCTCCCTGAGTAGCAGAGGTTAGCTTCTTGAACTCACCAAGGATTTCTACATTGAGGACTAAGCTCATTGGTCACTACCATCTTCCAAAACTTTTAGGAAGGCCGCGAACTCGACCATCGTCAGAGCTTTATACTCCGAAGGGCTGATGTTGAACGCCTGGCAAAAGCCAGCCATTCTTCGGGCCGCTTGCTTCCTTATTCTTTTTTTGTTTCATCACCCTGAACCATAGCTAGAGCCTGGCTAAGTGTGAACTTGCTTGCTTCTTCCATGGTGAACTTAGGGTTTTCCCTTTTCATCATGATCCAGATAAAGCTCTTTAGGGCCTTACCCTTTGGCTTGCCATTACCAAAAGCTTGGTCAATGCTTTCGCCTGTTAGGTTCTCGATGATCTCTACTTCTTCGAGGGTCAAACTTTCAAAGTCAAAGCTATTCATTCTGTGGGTATTCCTTTCGTGGAGTTTGTTGCTATTAGCTTATCTAAACTTCGGTAATAGTTCTGGTAAACCTCATCGCGCGTGATTCCCAAAGCCTTTACAAAGAATGGCTGTGGCTTGATGTTGCGCTTGAACCATCCCCAGTGAATCGGGTTGGCATAAGGGACAGTCCTGTTATTACCTGCAGACACCGATACTCGGTTCAAAGCTTTCGAGACTCTGATGCTGTTGCGTAGAGCTCCAGATCTAACCGGGGCTAATGCTCGAGCCTGACCTGCAACTAACTCACCGGCCTCAGAGCCGGCTGCCTTTATCTCAGCAGCCGGGACTCCGATAGCCTGGAGAGCTTTTATAGCCTGTCTAAGCCCTGCCACCTTGATGCCAGCAGGATCAGCCATAACTAAGCTACTTGGATAGTAACGCCGTAGTAGTCGTTGTTAGCAGGGTCGTGAGGTGTGTTCTTTACCTGCAGGGTCACAGAGAATACAGAGGTCTCATTGCTAACTAGAGCTAGAGGAGGAAGCTGGTCAAAGACAACAGTTCCCTCATAGTGAGGAGCATCTGCAGTTGCAACAGCGTTTCCCTGTGGCTGGATTGAGAATGCAACCTCAGTTCCGAAGTTGTCCCATAGTAGACGGTAAAGGCTGGTGTCCTCGCCAGATGTGATTCCATCTAGCTGAAGTGACCATTGTCCACCAACGCGAACTTCGCAGAAGGTCTGAACATCGCCAGGAGCGTCATCGAGGGTTAGCTGAACCAAGTTAGCGTCACACGCATAATCGGTTCCACCAATTTTGAAGTGAATGTTTTGAGCTTTGATTCTTGTTGAAGCAGCCATTAGCTACCTTTCTAAATTGTTAAATTGAGCTGGCAATAGATGTTTGCTGATAGGTATTCAGCATTGTTTGTTTGTAGGTTGTATGGCTGATTCACAGAAGTAATCCGAACATAAGTCAAAGGCTCAATGGCGTTCAAAGTATCTTCGATGAGCTGATCTAGGTTCTCAGTTGCCTTCTTGTTGGTCGCGGTAGAAGCTACCAATACCAATTCAATTCCAAGGCTCCACTCCCCAAACTCTGCAGTCTGGAGATAAGGCTGCGCTGCATTTAGGAGCACAATCGGAGGAGTGATTCGCTCTGGGATGTATTCCAGAACATTCAAACCTGCGTCAGTTAGTTCGAGCTTGAACTCGACCTTAGCCGCATTGATTTCGCTCATACTGCATAGCCCGTGTAAGGCATGAGTAGTGGGTAAACAGCATTCATTGGATCCTTTGCAACGCGAACCGGTGACCCGTCCATGCTTGCAAACTGAGCTACTCCGTTAGGAGCAGAGCGACGATGGAACAGTTCAGACGAAGCGATTAGAGTCGCTTGATCCTTAACTGCAGTCGGCACAGTCTTGGTTCCCACATACCTGGTAACCAAAGCCAAACCCGAAGTCAAGCATTCCTGTGGGAAGGTTGTTTCCTCTGTTCCCACATACGCCTGAAACTGTTCCAACGTTACTGCCATTTTAGATTCCTATTACGCTACAGTCTGGAGCGAAACAATTGCACCCTGACGCTGTGCAGCAACGGCCATGTAGCCGTAAACCGATACAGAGTCTTCTAGGGTTGTGATGTCACCAGAGGTTAGTCGAACTGGGGCTCCAGCTGATTCCCATGAGGTAACTGCTGCAGAGTTAGCAAGCAAGCAATCGGTTGAGCCCAACTGTGGATCCACGATGATTGGAAGACCAAACAATGATCCAGATAGTCCTGGAATGTTTGAGGATCCAATTGTGTTTGCACCGTCGTTGTTAGCTGAGAAGTTTAGTCTGCCGTCGGTTGCACCGATTGAAACTAGGTTTACATAAGCGCCAACACCGGTCACGATGAACTCTGGGCGTAGTCCAGTTGCCTGGAAGATGTAAGCAGATCCCTCTGCGATACCCTTTGCAACAGTTGAAGCATCGGTGTGAGCATCGAAGGTCTTTCCAACATAGCTAAGGCTCTGTAGAAGGTCGATAACGACATTGTTTGTGAAGTTAGCGTAAGCAATTGTTAGACCCTGGAATACCTGGTTCAAAGTATCAATTGTTGCGCGCTCTACATACTGGCGTGAGAACTGGGTGTATCCACCATAGGTCTTAACATCAGCTGACATAACCTCGAAGGTTAGGTTTCCGAATGCTAAGGCTTCGTTCTCTGGGTTCTGCTGATCAATAGCAAGAGTGTTGCTGTCAATCTGGATGTATTCAACAGATAGTCCGCTGGCTGGAAGTGCTCCACGAGTGAAGGCTGACAAGGTTGGGCGGTTGTTGTTGATTAGAGTGTCAAGGTATCCAACGAATGGAGGCAGGATAGCTGCATCTGCTGAAGTTGAAGCTGCGCGAGCTAGAGCCTTTGCGTCTTCGTCTCCTGCTAGAAGACCCTTTGCGTATTCGCCCTGAGAGCGGAACTTGTGTGTTGCTGGTGTTGCCATCTCGACTGCTTTGCCTGATTCAATGACTCGGCGCAGTTCTGCAACCTCATCCTGAACGGAGCGAACGTCAAGTTCAATGTTTTCTGACATTGTTTCACTTTCTGTTTCGATAGGAGTCTCATCA